ATCGAGCCCGACACCCAGCCGCTGAACGAGTAGCAGCGACCCGAGCGCATCGTCGTGAGCAACTGGGAGCCGAGTGCGTTCGCCGCTCCATCTTCGGTACCGGCTGCGATCTTTCCGAAGATCCAGTGACGTCCGATCGTCGTCTGGATGACGTGCGGTCCGCTCAGCAGCGTGAAACCGCTCGGCGTGTCCGGTGTGTCGACAATGCCTTCGAAGTAGGCGTGAATGATCAGGATGTCGTTCGCATCGACCGTCGCCGGGCTTGCAGGAGACACGGCTGCGCCTGACGTCTCGCTGGACGCACCTGCACCCTGAGACTTGTAGGCGATGGCCATGCGTCACCGGCCAACGCTACTGCGCGCTTGGCGTTCCGATCTTCTCGGCCGACTCGATGCCGTACGCCATCAGCATGTGTGCCTTGGCGGACGGAACGTTGGTGTTCGTACAGAAGCGATAGACCTCGAACAGCTCTCCGCGCTTTTTCGCGAGTGCCTTCGCCTTGTCGGCTGCTTCGTCGCGCATCTTGTTGAGCGCATCGATCTCCGCGTCCATCAGCTTCAGTGCTTCGGGGATGTCTTCGAGCTTCACGGCTTCACCTCGGTCTTGGGTTTGGGAGGGAGAACCTCGAACGTCGGATGCCCGAACTTCTCCTGCGACTTAATGTACGGCATGAGCCGAATCGTGCGGTCGTGACATGCGAGCTTGACGGCTTCGTCCTTGATGTCCTGGCGATCGGACAGCACGAACGGAGCGCCTGCACGCAGCAGGATCGCCGAGTCGAAGGCGATCTTCTCCGCCTTGTCCAGCTCCTCGCAGCGCAGCATCTGCTCCTTGAGCAGCGGAAGCACGGCGTGCTTCACAAATTCGTACGGCCAGTCGGCGACGCACACGCCATCGCGCAGCACGAGGATGCGCTTCCCTTCCCGACGGAAGGTGTAGTCGTACGACGATTTCATGATGATGCTGGTCATGGCGAGAAGAGTCGCTCGACGGTCTGACGCTTAGAGCTTGAAGTAGCGGTTCGAGCCCGAGTCGACGCGGAACACGATGTCTCCGCCGCTCGGCGTGACCGGAAGGCCCGTGGCCGTGTCGACGTAAGCGATGAGCGGATCGGTCGCTGCCGTTCCGACGTCGCGATACGACGAGCAGCTCTCGACGCTCGCACCGGAGACCGCCGTGAACGTAACGTCGTCCATGTCGGCGACGCCTGCCGTCGTGGTCTTGCCGGCGAAGTTGCCGGACGTGGCGATCGTTCCCGCGGAGATGTCATCGCGGAAGTCGTCGGTCGCGACAGCCGGTGTGTCTCCACCGTGGTCTGTCAAGACCATCTTGATGTTGTGCGCGTCCCAGTCGAGCGTGCCTTCGAGGAACTTCGCTCGACCACTGTCGTAGAGTGCGTTCGCCATTCCCGCAGCCTACTGCGCGCGGGTACTGTGGCACAAGCGCACGGTCGTGTCGGCTAGCTTACCGTTCCGAGCGCAGCCACTTGAGCATGCCGACAACCCACGTCGGAACGCCTCGCTTCTTGGCCGGCTTCTTCTTCGGCTCCTCGTCGTCTTCCTCGTCCTCGTCGATGTCTTCCTCGTCATCGTCGGGCTTGCCGTCGACCTCATCCTCGTCGCCTTCGAGGTCGGACACGTCGACGTCTTCGCTGTCGTCTTCCTCGCGACCGTCGACCTCGTCCTCGTCGAGCGGAGCACCGTTCGGATCGCGAGGCATACGCATCGACTCGATCAGCTCCTGCGGAAGCTCGACCTGTTCGGCGAGGTGTAGACGCGCACGGATCTGGTTGATCGCCGGGTCGTCAGGCTGCAGCACTGCGCCCGCTTGCGCGAGACCAACGAGCGCAGCGACCGCCGCTTCGACGCGCTCCGTGGCGATAGGATCGGCCATGACCTTCGGCGCGACCTTTTCCGGGTCGAGACCGTTGTAGCGGAGCAACGGATAGACGAGGTCGTGGTTCGCGAACGCAGCAAGCTCGGAGAGCGTCGCTTCGAGTACCGATGCGAACATCGACGTCTTGTCGCGCGAGAGCGCGAGCGAGCCCTTGCCATCTCCACCGAGCAGAAGGAATTCCATACCGAGCACGCGCGCGATCTCACGGTTCAAGCGCTCGATGACCGTGTTGATGTCGGCGAGCCCGTTGCTCTCGCTCTTGATCAGCTCGATGGCCCACTTCGGAATGCTCGACGTCGGGTTGCCGGAGATGTCTCGATAGACGTCCGAGTCGAGAACGATTCCCTGACTCGCTCCGACGTTCTTGAAGTGGTTCCGAATGAGCTGCTGCACTGCAGCTTCCTGTTGCTCAACCCAGCCGGCTGGCTTGTTCGCTGCCTTCGAGCGCATCTCCGATCCGGGAACGCGACCGATCGGCATGCCTCGAAGGTCGCTCTGGTAGCCGTAGCCTTCGTAGGCTTCGTAGAGCGAGAGACGACGGCAGTGCTCGGCGACGTGTCGGAGGAGACCAAGACCGTCGGGGTTGTCGTTCAGGTTGTTGTCGACGCAATAGAACATCTGATCTCGCCACACGTACTTCTGCTCGGCGACACCATAGGCGCGCTGAACGAAGCCGGTGAAGCGACCGCCTTCGGGCGGGATGTCCCACAGCTCGACGGTGTACTGCGGGCGATGCTGGATGTCGGCGAACACCATCATCCCGTCGTCTCGACGGCGAAGCTTCCACTCGTGCGCGCTGAAGCCGTAGTAGCGGTAGAGCGCTGCCTTCCGAACGACCGTGAACCACGGCATCGTCTCTAGCTGCGCTTCGATCAAACCGGCCGTGACGATGTCCGCTGCGCGCTGGCCGTCTGCGCCTGCATCCTCGCGCGGAGTAACCGTCCAGCTCGTTCCGCCCACGAGGTTCTGAAAGTAGCGAACCGATGCGCCCACGATCACCGTGTTGGTGATCATATTGCCGAACGTGTTGTACAGCTCTCGCCCGCGGAGCTTCTCGTCACGCTCGAACGTGATCAGGTGACCGCCGAAAGCGTAGACGCCATCGGTGCCTTCCATCTTCGTCGGAGAAGGCTTCTTGCGTCGGAACAGGTCGAGAAGGCCCATGGCCAGAGGCTACAGCGCAGGGCTCTCTGCGCACAAGCTCCGCCTCAGCTCACCAGCCGTGGCGTGTAGTTGTCCTCGCCGACGTCGAGCATGCGAACGAGAGCGTCGTAGGCGCGCGAAGCGGCGTCGACCATGTCGTCATGGTCGCCCTTCGGGAACGAGCACAGCTCGTCGAGAAACTCTTCTACCCACGAACCAGCGACCAGCCACACGTTCCCGTGCTCGGCCTGCGAGGCGAGCGGAGCTGCGCGCTTCCGCTTGTCCTTGACCTCGGGCGTGGCGTCGAAGGTCGTGCCCTGCAGGATGCCCTTGGTGAAGTTGTGGATCTGACTCTTGCCGGCCTGCGCCGGGTCGATCGGGATCGACGGCTTCACCTCGCAGCCCCACGTCTCCTCGTCCGTCTCGACGTAGTGCTGGATCAAGTCTTCCACGCCACCAGGCGAGAGGCGTTCCGCGCGCGCGTGAAGGATGTAGATCGAGTGCCGCGGATAGTCGCCGACCCACGTCGTCGTGATGCGCATCAAGACGGTCGCAGTACGGTCAGCTCCGAGTGCGATCGACGCTGCGAGGTCCCAGCCTCGAACCGTGTTGCCGTTCGTCGGCAGCGCAGCGAGCGGGATGATTTTGTCGACGAACCAGTCGCGCTTGAACGCAACGCCAGCATCGTCGAACGGCCACTGGTCGAGCTGCGATGCGATCGCGTTCGTGCCCGACTTCAGAATCATCTGCCGCTTCTGCTCCTCGACCGCATGGCGCGGATAGCGAATCGGGTCAGCGAGACGCGCGAGGTCGCGCGCGACAAGGAACCATGCCATCGAGAAGTCGAACCACCACTTCTCGTCGACGTCGGTCTCGTCCATCTCCATCGAGCGCTCGCCCAGCTCGGCGATGGCGCGATCGATCGCGTTGACCCACGCCTCACGTGGATCGACATAGCCGATGCTCGACGACTTCCACTGCGAACGCTTGCGAGCGGGATGCGCTCTGCCCTTGTACTCCATCTCGACGAGCACGTGCTCGTAGCCAAGCTCGTTCGAGATGATCTGTCCCGACACGTCCTTCATCGCTACGCGCTGCATGATGACCTGGATGGTCGACGGCTCTGCGCGCATGCCGTCGATGATCTTCACGCGATCGTCTGCGTTGCGAACGCGCGAGCCGAGCGCACCACCGAAGAAGTTGATGGCGGTCTGGAGCTGTGCGGGCGAGTCACCACCGAGCACCGAGTGCGGATCGTCGAACGTCAGACGGTCTCCACGCTCGCCGGTACCAACGCCGTCGATCGACGTCGCAATGCGGAAACCCTTCCGCATCGTCTTGTAGTACTCCTCGGTGTTCTTGCGTGGGTCGAGCACGCAGTTGGCTCCCCACATCGCTTTGAACAGCGGGCTTTCGATGATGTCGCGGCACTTGCCGTTGTCGCGCTTCGTGAGGTGGCCTGCGTACGACCAACTGATCATGCGGAGGTCGCTGCGATTGCGCGGTCCCCACTCCCATGCTGGCCACATCACGCCGAGCAGCGTCGACTTCGAGAAGCCCGGAGGCACGTTGATAAGCAAGCGACGGAGCTGTCCGTTCGAGACCGCTTCGAGGTGCTCGCAGATCATCTCCATCGTCCAGTTGATGACGAGCGGCTGCCCCGGGTCGACGAGGTCCCACATCATGCGGGTGAAGTTGAGGAGCGAACGCTCCGCCTCGAACTTGATGAACGCCTTCGCTGCAGCGCGCGGGTTCTTCATCGCCTTGAGCACGGCGTCGACGTCAGGCGTGCGCTCCTCCTTCGGAGGAACACGGAAGCCCTTCTCGCTGACCGTCTTTGGCGAGCGCATCTACACCTCGATCGGCACGAGCACGTGCCACGAGCGGAACGACGGTCGCCAGAAGTACAAGCCTCGCCCGTGCGCGAACGCCTTCTGCGCGATCACCCGAAGCGGAATGATGCGCTGCTCCTCGCGCGACATCGCTGCGAGCGTGTCGGCAAGCGTCATCAGTTGGTCATCCCGCCCGAGCCACCACGGAACATGTCGCCTGCGAGCTTGCGGAGGTCGCCTCCGGGCGCAGCGCCAACGAGCACGTCACGCAGACGCTCGAAGCCTTCGGGCGACATCGCCTTGAGGTCGGGCATCGCATCCAGCTCTGCGTCGATGATGAGTTGCGCCTTGAACGGTTCGTCGAGCGCGTCGAGATGGCGGAGCTGGTTGCACGCATGGAGAGCGCGCTGCAGATCGGGCTTCGGGCGCGTCATCGGAATCGGGAAGCCCTTCCCATCGAGCTTGCGACGCTCGACGCCATCGACTCGTTCGAGCGCGAACACGGTCTGACCGTTGTCGTTCTTCACCATCTCGGTGCGCGTCAACGCCGTGCGCAGGATCGTGGCGAGCGTCTCGCGCATGTTGTCGCGCTTCGCTTCTCGGTCTTCGAGCGTCGCCTTCGACCGCCACGCCTTCCGCACCTTCGCCATGAGCCGATACGTCGTGCGCTCGGCGAGCTTGTGCTTCGTGTGCATGTACTGCACGACACGATACGAGGAGCGGAGCGTCACCATCGCTTCCTCGCAGTCGGCGAGGTACATCGCTTGCTCCTCCTGATTGGGCTTCCGTCCCTTCGCGGGACGCATCGGATCTTTCTCGGTGCTCATCGGGTCGAACTGCCTTGTTGCGTCTGCCTCCGAGTGTCGCAGCTCGGAACGACATCGACAACTGCGCGTTCGATCAGCCCGTCAGCGTGAGTCCACCGATGTCGCCAACGAGCGGAGCATCTGGATCAAACTCCCAGATGTGCGATGGCTCGGGGATGCCGAGCGATCGAAACAGATCTCCCCACGTCAGATGGCGCTCGTCCTCGAAGACGGTCTCGCCTCCGTCGTACCAGTGACCGAGGAGCCAGCGTTCAGGATGCGTCAACATTGGCAGAACGATATCGGCGATTGACACCATTGGCACCAGCCGATGTCCTCTGGGTCTCTCACGTCCTCGTCGTCGAACGGACATTCCTCCGACGGTCGGAACGACGGCTTCCGCTCTCGTCCCTCGTGCGGGTCTTCCTCGATCGTCCACACGTGATACGTCGTCCCGGTGTAGTCGCAGACGAAGTACGGGTCGAACATCTTGGCGAGCTTCGCCTGCTTCTCGTCCCATTCGACCGCACCGTAGTGCGCATCGTCCCATCGCTTGTACTCGGCCGCTTCGCGATTGCAGACCTGAACGACCAGCTCCGCCTCGGCGAGCGTCGACCGCCAGCAGACCGGCCATTCGCTCTTGTCCGAGTACTCGCCGGTCGCCCCGATGACGACGTAGATCTTCATCGCTTCCGATCTCCCCATCGAACGGTCGAGCCGAACGGAACGGTCTCGTTGAAGACGCGTGGCTCAAGGTCGGCGTAGCGAGACGGGTCCTCTTTGAACGCTCGGTCGACGAGGCTCTGCTCCTCTGGTGCGAGACGTTCACCTCTCTTCGATCTGCACCGGAGCGAGAAGACCGTCTCCCACTCGCGATCGGTCAGCTTCGGCTTCTTGCTTCGCGCCATCGTCTACTCCATGACTCCGCTGTAGCGCTGACCGCACCAGCGACACTCTTCGTTCGGGTCGACCTTGTAGCCATTGACGACGTGAGACCACCACGCCTTGACCGCCTTCACGATCTCGGCGTGCTCGCGCCAGCCCGACATCATCTCGATCGGAGGAACGACGAACTTCTCCTTGTCCATGTCGGACATCTCGAACGCTCCAGCGATGATGTCCATGATGATGAGACGCCATGCCTTCGCTTGTGCCTCGAACGTGTCGCGCTCGCGGATGGAATTCTCTGCATGCGCGTGAGCGACCTCGTTCTGTTTCTTCAGACGAGCGTTGTCGTTCACGAGCGCGCGGATGTCTTCAGTCGACCACGCCATCGGCCGTCTCCAGAATGCGGTGAATCCAGCAGAGCTGGTCGTGGTCGTCTACGCGCTGCAGC